TCATTGAAAAAAGTTTTCTTTTATGAAATCTATTACTGTGGCTTCGAGCATATCTGCATTTATAATTTTAGCATCACACTTTTTGCGATTATGCCTTGAACATGTGTAAAATCGGTATACATAATTTTCATATGGCGCTGATGATGATCCTATATAATTTGCTCCACATTTTTTACATTTAACATATCCAACAAGTAAATAATTATGCTTCTTACCGCCTTTTGGTTTATTCATTGTTCTTTTTCTCCTTGCTGTTTCCCAAATATCAGCTTCAATTATGATCGGGTAAGTTTCTTCTTGTTTCCACTCTGTATTTTTGATGACTTTTCTGTTTTCTTCCGTTTTTTATTACTTTACTTTTGCCGTGAAAATAAGTACCTTTATATTTTTCGTTTTTTAGCAGCTTCCCTATTGTATCTGCTGTCCAGTCATTACCGCGTTTTTGTTTTAAGACCTCTTTTGTTTAGCCTATCTGCGATTGTTACATAACCATTGTTATCTAAATATAAATTATAGATTTCTTTAACAATAGAAGCTTCATAATCATCAATCTCAATCATGTGCGTTTCGCTGTTTACTTTATAGCCATATGGAAGAAAGCCTCCATTATATATGCCTTTTTCAACGTTTCTATACATTCCTTTTTTTACTTCTCTTGATAAATTTTTTGAATAATATTCAGCCATGCCTTCTAATACAGACATTAATATAACATCTTCAGGAGAATCGTCATTAACGTTTTCTAACACTGATAATAATTTTACTCCATGATCCGCTAAACGTTTTCTAACTACTGCGCTATCATAGCGATTGCGAGCAAATCGATCAAGCTTATGCACTACAACAAAATCAACTTTGCCTTTATCTGCTTCATCAAGCATATTCTGAAACTGTTCACGATTATCATTAGTTCCGGATAATCCTCTATCAGCATAAAATTCTAGCAGATTAAATTTGTTACTTTTGCAAAAATCACGAATAGCTATTTCTTGTGCTTCTATCGATTCTTCACGTTGCCTATCAGAACTGAAACGAGCATATCCTAAAGCAGTTTTCATTTGGTTACCTCCTGTTGGCAATAAATACCAGTTTAATAATTACAAAATTTACCATATAATATGAGTGTGATCACAACACCCAACATAATTACATAATAGCCGCCATATACGGGAGGATATTATGGAACTAGAAGTAGAGTATGTTAAATCTTGCAAGAATCAAGTAATTATATACCTTGAAGCTCATAAAGTTGTTTTGTATACTGATAAAACAATTAACAATGAGTTTAAAAGATATGTGCAAAGTAGACTGCCAGGCTATACTTTAATCGAGAAGCGTTAATGCTTCTCTTTTTTTGTTTTTATAAAGTACGTCTGATTTCAATTACTTTACCGATGATTCGTACCGGCTTTGTTTCAACTTCTTCAGCAGAATAATAAAGTGGAGTAAATTCAGGGTTATGTCCTATTAACATAATTCCACCATCTTTTATGATTACTTTTTGCAAGTAGCCTCATCACCGTTAACCATTACAATAGCAACTTGACCTGATTCAATCATTTCTTGCTTTCTTACAATAACAACATCATCTTCCATAATAAGTGGATACATCGAATTACCCTTGATTTTTAGTCCAAAGTATTCACCTTTCTTAGCTGTTTCTTCATCTATTTCTTCGTAATCCAAAATGTCTTCGATAGCTTCTAAAGGTATGCCTGCAGGTACAGAACCAAGTACAGGAATTTTTGTTGCTTTTTTTATATTTACATTTTTCTATGGTTGTCTTATTGATGCTTCGATCGCTGGATATACCTGTCAAATAATCTATATCTACTTCTAGATAATCAGCAATTTTTTTTAGCTTATCAATTTTAGGTGCGCTTCTGCCAATTTTCCAATCACTGAACGTTGATGTACCTAATCCTGTTTCCTTTGCAACTCTATATGCTGTGATGCCTTTTTCTTTTATAAGTTTTTCAAAAATCTCATACATATATACCTCTTTCCAAAATATGACGGAAATCATTGTTAAAAGCGTTGACACCATATGAAATCAGTGCTATTATTAGCACATAGAAAGGAAATCATTGCTAACAATGAAATACGTTTTATATTTTTTCTTTTCCTAATAAAAATATATCACATTTCCGTAATAGTTGCAAGGTTTCCGAGAGGGGAGGTGAATAAATTTGTATAATAAATTTTTGGAATTAGTTCAAAGCAACGGATTGACGGCTTATCGTGTATCAAAAGACACAGGGATTCCCACCGCTACATTAAGCGATTGGAAAAATGGGCGAAGTAAGCCAAAGCTTGATAAGCTTAAAATTCTTGCTGATTATTTTAAAGTGCCGATTGAATATTTTATGGAGTAAGAAAGGAGAGTACATGAAAAATCAAAGGAAACCGATTTATAAAATCGGCACTGAATCAAGAGATATTGAACCATTTCTAAGGTTTATTCTTGATTTAGCAAGGGAACTAAAAAAAGAGATACCGCCGCCGTGGAAAGCACAGTATCTCACATTGATAATTCACCAAAATTATCAATTAAATTATAGCACATGCCAGTAAAAAGGCAAAGGAGAATGTAATGGAAAGAAAAAGCCAGATCAATTATTAGGAAAAGATTTGTTTGACGTTATCTTTGAAATTTATCTTGGATATATAACACCGATTGACTGCGTGAATGACGCTGATGATCTCAAGCAAATAGAAGAAATTAAAGATGAGATTATCACAATGACTGGTATATATGCTGACAACATTGCAGATATGTTAGTCCGTATCGGCAGAGAATCTTTTGAAAAGTATCCTACACACAGAGAATTATAACAGATTACCAATTAAAGTAGAAATGATTGCATCTGCAGTAAAAGAGCCAAGTGTACAGCCGGCTTCAATTAATTTTGGTTTAATAATCTTCCAGTGTGAATTATCACTAATAGAAGCTAATAGTTTATGTCCTTTTTCGGTTATATCTGAAATATTTGCTGCATTAGCTTTTGCGGTATTGCACTGTTTAATGAAATTGTTTTCTAACAGATATTGTATTGAATAGATAATTTCATCTTTAGAATAGTTAGAGCGCAAGGTTTCGTTGGAGATTAATTTCAAAGCTTTTATAGGTCTAGGTTTTCCGTTATAGAAAACAAGACCATTTTCTAAAGTTAATAGAATATCTCGAATGCAATCATTATTTAATTTCATTGGAATCACCTCGAGAAAATTGTAGCACAAGGATAAGAAAAGGCAAGGTAAATAAGTAGTGAATGATAAAGTGAAGAAAGAGATAGAACGATTAAAAAAAGCAGATGCAGTAGATATTGTTTCTGAAATATTATCTAAAGAAATTGACATTTTAAAAAGGTGTTTGTTGTTTATCTGTTTTAGTAAATATCGTTTTAATAACATCTACTTTAATTGCTTTATTTTCCTAAAGTGGAGGAAAAATGGACAAAATTAAAACCCGTTTTAAGTTGGAGACATTGTCTACATCAACGTTAATAGATATGTGGACCAATTTCAATCAAGCTCCTTACTATAACGGTCGTAATTGGGATAAAAATTTTCCTGATAAACCCTATTATTATGACCTGTTGCCGTTTGACTGTAAATGGTTTAAAAGGTTTACAAAATTCCGTTATATTATTGAAGCAATGAAAATGATTGAAATGGTGGTAGGACAAAGGAAAATCATTGAGGAATTAAACAAGAAACGATCTTGATGAATGGGATTATTACAGAAAATTGTAGCATTAATACCTAAAAAGGCAAGGAGAAACCAATGATCAAATACATAAGAAAACCAATCTGGAAGAACTGGATCATCTTAGGACTTGTGATTTATTCGGCAGCAGTTACGGTGCAAATTTATAATTGCAACCGATTAGCTGAGGAGCAAACCGAAAAGATAGCGCAGCTGCAGAGTGAAAAAGCAGAGCTGCAGGTGCTTGGCGAGATTATCACACCAGTAATAGAAGAAGATTACTGAACGCCGATAACAGGTGTTGAAACTCGTATTGACGAGAATCATACACCTGCGGATATATTTAACGGCTATGTCGAAAAATTTAACTTCTCTCTCGATTTTTATGGCTTAGCGTTGATTATGGTATTGACCCAAGCTTTGCCCTTGCTACGTGGGCATGGGAGACAGGTTGGGGTAGCAGTGATTTATGGATTAATCACAACAACCCAGCTGGCATTACGTGTGGCATAGAATACTGTTCATATGACAGCAAAGAACAGGGATTACAGGCTATGTTTAGCCTATTACGGTACTATATCAACGATTTAGGCCGAAATACTGTCCTTTGTGTCAGAGAACTATGGAGTGAGAGTAATGATGCCGACAGTATTGTTAAAATCATGCTGGAAATAAATGAAAGGAGAGAAAAACCTTATGAGTGAAAGAACGAGGCGGTGTAACATCACACCGAAAGTCAGAAAAGAAGTCAAAGAGAGAGATTGTGATTGCTGTATCTTTTGCGGCTCAACTTATGGCGTACAGATTTGCCATATAGTCCCACGGAGCCGTGGCGGCTTAGGTATCCCTCAAAACCTTGTATGTGGGTGCATAAGCTGCCATGCAAAGATGGATCAAAGCACTCAACGCCAAGCGATGTTGGATAGAGCACAGGAATATTTGCAAAGCATTTATCCGGATTTTGATGATACATCTAAAGTCTATCAAAAATGGGGTGGACTGTTCTCAGCGTGCTAAATGAGAAAAGCAGAATATGCAGGCCACCTTGAAGAATTTTTGGCTGAACTGAAGATGGCTGAAAAGAGCGAGCTGACCTTGAAAAAGTACCGGCGGGATCTGATGAGATTTTATGGCTTTGTTAAGCAGGTTAATTTTGACAAAGAAACAGCGATTGACTATAAGCAGTCCTTGATATCACAGGGATACAAGCTATCAAGCATCAATAGTTATTTAGTAGTGCTTAATAAGTATCTAACATGGCTTGGTGCTACTGATCTAAAGGTTAAGCTGCTCAAGACACAACGCCGGGGAAGCAGAGAGGATATTATCACGCTGGAAGATTATAAGCGACTGCTAAGGCATGCAAAAAAGCGTGGTGAGATGGATATGTACCACTTGATGAAGGTGCTGGCAATGACAGGCATTAGAATTGAAGAACTTAAATTTATTACAGTTGAAAATATTCAAACGAACTACATAGCTGTGACAAACAAAGGAAAATCCAGAACGGTCATACTCAGACAGGACTTAGCAAGGGATCTGCGCAGATATTGCCGCATAAGTGGTATACGACATGGGTTTGTATTTGCCGGTAAAAAAGAGGGCTGCATGATGCTAAAAGCACCATATGGAGGAGGTTAAAAAAGATTGCTGGTGCTGCCAAAGTCAACAAGAAAAAGGTACATGCACACTCATTCAGACATTTCTTTGCAAAGCAGTTTCTATTGCAAAACAATAACAATATCCTTGAGCTTGCCGATATACTCGGTCACGAATCCTTAGATACAACACGCATATACAATGTATCGACGGATGCAGAAAAAAGAAAGAAGCTGGAAAATATGAAATTTTCTAGATGAAGGGAGAACAAATGAAGCAAATAGCACAATCAATTTTAGATATTGATAACGGAAAAATGAAAGAACAAGCCAATTATGAATTGGCAAAAATTATGGCGAATTTGAATGATATTAATGCTAATGAAAAAACCAAAGAGAGGGTTAACCATCAAACTAACATTTTTACCAGTTGATGATGGAACGGTAATCACATCATATGAAGTTTTACCTAAGCTGGCACCTATGAGACCGAAGCAACTCATCTTACGGCAGGATCAAAAAGCTGATCCTGAAACTGGCATGATGATCGATGTGTTGGTAGAAACAACTAGACAGGCAAGAGGACAACTAAATCTTGATGGAGAAATCTTTGAGCCTGAAATGTGCCTGATTGGATTAGGTGCAGATAAATTAATTAAAAAAGAGGAAGTCCAAAAGGACTAGGAGGAAAGAAACATGTTAAAGGAATTAGCTCAGTATATTACAGGATTAGCACTTGATGCAGAAAAAACAGAAGTGATTGAAATTGAAGGAGAAACTTATATTGACGGTAAACGTCTAATGCCGGATGCTTGCGGCAACAAAGAATTAAACACGTTGGATGCTGCAATTGATTTTCTGCGTGTTACTTGTCGTGATGGAGATTTTGAGTATCCGCTAATTGTATCAGCAACACATAGGAATATTGAGGTATATAGTTCATTAGATAAATATAAAAACGTAATTATGTGTTGTCCGTATCCCCTACAACACCACAAATTAATTTTGATTTTTATATGGATTTAGAGGAGTTTATCATTCAGCTGCAGACTTGTTTTGTAGATACGCCCAACAAGCAAAGATTACTGGAATTAGTCAGTTCGTTTGTAGAGTCGGAAAAGCTTGAAGTTGCAGACAACGGTATCAGCCAAACGGTGGTTGTAGAAAAAGGAGCTGCCGTCAAATCAAAAAATGCTGTTGAAGTAAATCCTTTTGTCAGATTGGCTGCTTATAGAACGTATGCTGAGGTTGAGCAACCTGAGACCATCTATCTATTGAGAGTTAAGCAAGGTAATCGTATTGCACTGTATGAAGCTGATGGCGGTAAGTGGAAACTAGAAGCTCAGATGAGAGTTGCCGGCTATCTACGAGATGGTTTAACTGATTTGATTGAAGCAGGCAAGGTCGTTGTTATCGGGTGAAAGAGTATATCCGAAGATTGCTAGAACAAGCGATCGGATCAGAAAATGCAATCACGAAATCTGAACTATGTCGGAAAGCACGATTAGGTGAAAGAGCTATCAGAAATTTTATTCGAGATTTGAGGATGGAAGGTATGGTAATCTGTTCGACAGCTTCCGGTGCCGGTTATTATGTGCCTAAAAATGTTTCTGAGGTTAATCACTTTATCCGGGAAATGGAAAAGCGAGGACGTGAGTGTTATGCTGCTGCATCTATGGCAAGGCAATGGATGGTGAACAATGGCTTAGATACGCCTAGCGAGAGCGTTGTGGTTGACGTTTTATAAACATGGAGGAAGATATGGCAAGACCTTATAAAGAGGGCTGCAGCTATTTTCCGAGTGATGTTGATATTTATTCTGATTTTAAGATCATTGATTTGTTAAATGAATATGGTCCTCTTGGTTACACTGTTTATGATTGGGTAATCCGCCGAGTGTACCAAGAGGGTTATTATTTACAAACTGATCTTAATCAATTAAGTACGTTCTTTGTCCGAGACATAGGATCAAAGTGGATAAGGAACAAAGAGGTTGTGCTGCAAGTGATACACTTCTGTGCGGAATTAGACCTTTTCGATAAGGATCTCCTTGCACAGGGTGTTATCACCTCTGTTGGCATTCAGCGCCGGTACGTTGAGATCACCGCTCGCAGAAGACAGCCTAATATATTATCAAAATTTTGCATTTTGCCGGATGCTTTTTTAAGTGTACGCAACAATGCAGTTATTGATAACAATAATCTAGTTATTGTCAACAAAAACGAGGTAAATGGTAACAGCAACGGTATAAAGAAAAGTAAAGAAAAAGAAAGTAATACTGGCACTGATGAATCAGCACCAGCAGTTGTTGAATTGATATTGAATGACAGCAGTATGTATCCTGTCTACCAGAAACAAATAGAAGAATGGTACGAACTATTTCCGGCAGTAGATATAGTTACAGAATTGAGAAAAATGCAGGCATGGTTATCTGCTAATCCCAAGCGTAGGAAAACAAAAAAAGGGATCTTACGCTTTATAGTGAATTGGCTGATGAAAGAACAGGATAAGCCGCACAGGGAGGTAACTGGTAAGAGTGAATACCCAAACATATGATGATCAGATTGAAAGAGCCTTACTTAGCATCATGCTCACTGATCCAAAGACGATTGATGAATGTTCGCTGGAATCAAAACACTTCGTCAATCCGATCAATCGCAGGGCGTTTGAGATATTCAGGAAGTACTATGCTGACAATGGCGATATCGCAATCGGTGTAATGTGTGCTGAGGTAAAAGATGCCGGTCAATTTGTAGACTACTGCATGGCGTTGTCTGATGAATACATATCCAGCAGTAACTTTCACTTTCTCATGGAAAAGCAGGAGGAAGCTTACAAGAAGAACCAGATAGTGAAGATCGCTGACAGTCTGCTAAATGGTGAGGCTACTTACACTGAGGTGGTCGATCAGATACGCACTATCAGCTCTGAGTTTGTCAATGTAAATGATTACCATAAGCCGAAGCCACAGGAAATATATGACCTAATTACTACTGATCGGGCTAAAATCAGATTCAGGGATTTAGATTGCCTGAACCGTGTTGGATTGTTGGAAAATACATTAAATGTAATTGCAGCTCGTCCATCGGTCGGCAAGACCGGTTTTGCACTGAATATGATCAATGACCTTTCGGATAGATACAAATGTATTTACCTCAACATGGAAATGACGGAAAAAGAAATCTATGAACGATTGGCAGCCATCAATTCGGCAATCCCAATAAACCGTTTCACGAAATTGGAAGCGAATGAGATCAATAAGCTGAACAATGCATTAACACTGATCTATAATAAAAAAATTAAAATCTATAACGGCTCAAAGTCTTTAAAAGCAGTGAGAGCGATCCTTACAAGAGAGCAGCGTGAGGGGCATTGTATCATCTTTATTGATCATATTGGATATGTAACCACTGGCAAACGACAAAGTGATACGGAGCGCATTGGTGAGGCTGTCCGGGAAATACAGAAAATGACAAAGGACCTAAATGTTACTGTATTTTTATTAGCCCATATCAATCGTGCCGGAACGGATGCGCCTACAGTAAACTTCCTCAAAGATTCTGGAGAGTTGGAGCAATCGGCCCATGTCGTCATGCTGCTGCATAATCCAAATGATGAGCTTGATAAAACGACATCTGACATACAGCTGATCGTTGATAAAAACCGATCCGGTAAGCGTGGCAAGATTGATTTGGAATATCAAAAGACTACGCAAATTTTCAAGGAGATGCGCTATGCAAGATAGATGGCAACTGTTTGAGTACCTACGAACACACAACGGCAAGCTGCCGGTGGAGGCATTAGAAATGGAACTTCTGGAGGTCGCAGAAGGCATTCAGGAGTTCTTGTATTTCGAAGCGCAAAACAACGAAATATAAGGCTAAAAAGGATACAAAAAAATCAAAAACTATTGGACTTAAAAAAACGTGTGGAAACGCCATTGTTTAAGGCTTAAAGCGCTGAAATCATGATGCAACATAATATTAAGGTTATATTGCATGAAATTTGGCTGATTTTTGGCAATTTTGCAAAAAACGGCCGTTTTCGTGAAAAAATGCTGAACTTCGTAAAAGTTCGTTAAAAGTTCGTAAATGACATCAAAACTGGAGGTGTAAAAGTGGCTGATTGGTTTGTTGATAAATGTGATTGCTGCGGAGCCTGGAAACAGTGCAAGGGCATCAATGGGCATCTGATGTGTCAAGAATGCATTAATAAGACTGGCGGGCGCCTAGAGCTAGAAAAGCCGGTGCAGGCGGCGTTGTTTGGACTTGATGCAGAATTAGTTGATGTTGGTAAAAGAAAAAAGATAGGAAGGTGAAACATATGAAGCCGATATTGTTTAACACAGAAATGGTGAAAGCGATACTTGAAAGAAGAAAGACAACCACAAGGCGAATTGCCAAATGGCAACGTAGAGAAGAATTTATTAATAACAATTTATCTCAATGCGTTGCTGATAAATATGTAAATGATGCGTACTGTTTATATCAAAAAATAGCTAGCTGCTGGAAACGAAATTACGCATCCATTGAAGCCTGATTATAAAATCGGGGACATCTTATATGTACGAGAGGCATGGGCTTTATATGAAGATGAATACATATATAGGGCTGATAGTGTTTTGCTGGATGATTGGTATAGAGCGTGTTGGCGCCCATCAATCCATATGCCAAAAAAGCAGCCAGATTATTCCTAAAAGTAACTGACGTGCGTATTGAACGGCTTCAAAACATAAGTAATGATGAAATCATTAATGAGGGTGTACGTTCTGGCATAGTTAAGCATTATGAAAATCAGCTACCCTATGAGGAAAGTGAAAATATTCGCTATGCCCATACGCTTGCTTTTTCCGATCTATGGAATAGCACAGTTAATCGGAAAGATCTCGATTGCTATGGATGGGAATCCAATCCGTGGGTGTGGGTTATTGAATTTGAACGGATAAGCAAGGAGGAAGCTTATGGAAAGTCATAGCAACCGAGAAGATGTAAAGCACATACCATTTACAATCCATTGGCCATTTATCCTTAGGTTATACATCGAAAAATGTTATGAAGAAATCTGTGAATTAGAGATACCACATAAATATGTTAAAAAAAGATTTTTTGATGAAGAGTGTAATGAATATGTAGAATATACTGAGGATGAATTTGAAGGTATAAATGAACAGATACAAGCCAAGTGCGATGTTTACCCATTGGATGAAGTTTACAAAATTTATCGCAACATGCCAGATAATGTAGTGATGGGCGAACTAGAAAAATACATGAGCAAACAATATCCTGATGCTGATACTCTTTGCGTTGAGATTGAGGATATAAAGAATTTTGCAAAATCTTTATACGATCAGTATAAGCAGACGGTAGAATATGCAGATGCGCGACTTAAAAATATGCTTAGAATGTATACCATGTATGTTTATGATGCAAATAGTAAGCAAATTGAATTTGTGAGATTTGGAGAACACTTTACAGCTGTAAAAAATTCGTTGCACAATATTTTTTAGAGACAAATGATGATTTAGATGAATTGGAAATAAGTTATTTAAAGCTTGGAGAAATACCAGTAAAGATGTATGCAGAAGCCGATGATTATATTGCTAAATATATCACTATAAAAGGCAATTTTAATTGTAAGGAATCATATAGATTCGGAAAACAAATATGTACCAAACTTTAGAATTATTTGGAGGTGTCGGTTCGCCAAGATGTGCGTTTAGAAATATTAGATTGCCAGTGAAAGCTATCGATTATGTTGAGAACGATCAAAAGGCTGTAGATAGCTACAATCATATGTTTGTAGCAGACTTGCCATACAAAACGCAAACGGTAGTAGGATACAACCTCAAACCCACTATCTTAATACACGGTTCACCATGTCAAGACTTTAGCATAGCCGGGCACCAGGGGAAAGCACTGGCCCAGGACGGAAGGATTAACAGAGGAAAAGGCTCAGACGAAGGTAGTGGGACACGTTCATCGCTTATGTGGGAAACGCTTCGAATTATTCAGCAGATGCACGAATGGCAACCACAGCATGTATTATGGGAGAACGTTCCAAACGTGTTATCAAAGCACATGAGGAGTAATTTTGAACGTTACTTATTGGAAATGGAGAAGCTTCGGTATACCAACTCTTACGCAATACTTGACGCTAGAGATTTTGGACTGCCTCAAGCCAGACGGCGTGTGATCACGATATCATCGCTAGATGGCATTCCGTTTGATTTTGACAGCTTAGATCGGACACAAATGCGATCTATAAATGAATATTTAGAAACTGACGTTCCTAATTATTACGAGGTGACACAACCAAGTGTCTTAGATGCTATTGGTAAAAAAGGTATCCGTCGAGCTACAATCATTAAAGATTATGCTATGACAATCACGTGCCGGCAGGATAGGACACCAGCGCAAGTAATTGATTTAGGTAATGGTAAATACAGATATTTAACGGAACGTGAGTGTTGGCGTTTGCAAGGTTTTAGCGATGCAGATTATGAGGCTGCGCTAAAAGCTAATCCAAGTAAGCCAAACAAATTTAATACGACACTTACAAGCAGGCAGGAAACAGCATGCCTGTGCCAATGCTTGAGAGTATATTCAAAAAGATGTTTTAGAAAGAGAGGATAATGAAAATGAAATATAGAAAGAAACCAGTAGTAGTTGAAGCAGTGCGTTACATGATTGATGAATTTTTACCTAATTGGTTTATGAATGGAGTAACAGCTAATACGATCATTACGCATAAAGATGGAACTTGTGAAATTAAAACACTTGAAAGGAATAATGAAAGCTGACTTCGGTGACTATGTTATCCGAGGCATTCAGGGTGAAATATATCCTTGCAAACCAGATATTTTTGAGGAGACTTATGAGGTAGTAAATGAAGAAGATAGATGATGAAGCGTTAATGGCGAATGTCCTAGTAAAGCTGGGGATTGACTTTCCGACAGTAATATTTAGGCCAAAGTACAGTGAGAAGCTGCAGAGGCTAGTTATATTTGTAAATATAGGCAATAAAAAGATACGTGTTTATCGTGCAGGCGGCTGTTATGCAGTAGGAGCTAAGTCTGATGATAAACTGAGAGCTAAACCATGTGCGAGTTATTATGACATGCAGGTGTACATATACAGGATTTTAAGAGAGTGGGGCATGATCTGATGAAAAGAGATATTGATGAAGAGGTGTATATGCTTCAATGCGATTTTAAGCGGTATAACGGAATCAACCGGAGCATTAAAAGGCTACGTGAACAAATAGAAGAGATAGACAATAAGATGATGGGTATGGCAGGAAAAGGATATGATGGAGTGCCTGCCACGCAAGGGAATCCATATTCAGAAAAGAAAAATTATTACATTGATGTTAAATCACGTTTAAAGATGAGGATAAAAAAAGAACTGATTACTCTGAATTTATTGAACTATTACTTGAATCTCATGCAGCCTGATGAAAGAAAAATCATTGAGGACTATTATATAAAACGCAACACAATGCGACGTGTTGGTGAGGATAATAATTACTCAAAATCTGCGGTAGAAAAAAACATTAAGAGAATATTAAAAAAGATTTTATCCGAAAATTGAAAGAGTGGACGTGTCCACCATGTCAATATGATATTATGATAGTGTGGAATTAGCGGATAAGGATCTCCCCCGACAGCCTACTATCCGCTAACACCCACTTGTTAATTTCAATAATATGGTTCTCCTTTCTTGGGCAGCTCAACGGCTGTCCTTTTAATATACATGGAACGAGGTGATACTAATGGCAGGAAGAGGTAAAAAATATGGAGATGAAATAAAGGAAAGAGCGATCGCAATGTACGGTATCTGCGGATCATACTCACAGGTTGCGAGAGAGCTGGGTGTACCTACGTCAACGATTGCCGGTTGGATCAAAAACGATACTCCGGAAACAGAGGTTGCACTGATCAGATTATCTGCAAAGATGGATTTTGCTGAAAAAGCTGGAGAGTTAATGAATAAAGGTTTAGATTTATTAGATCGGCGCCTTACTACTGCTTTAGAAGCAGAGGAAGGATTGGCGGAGCTGCTGCAAGAGTGGATGAATGCACCGAATGCTGAAATCAGTGATAAGAAGAAACAGGCATTACTGACTAAAATATCTACACTACAAATACAGAAAATCGGTGACATTACATCGGCTATCAGTACGCTTTATGATAAACGAGCATTGGCAAAAGGCGAAGCTACAGAAAATACATCGATTACAGTTGAATTAAACGGTGAGATTGAAGAATGGGCGAAATAATAAAGATTGATAAGCCTTATCCAAAGCAAGTAGAGTTTTTTAAAGCTACTGCTCGCTATGTTTGCTATGGCGGTGCACGTGGAGGTGGTAAGAGTTGGGCAATGCGTACAAAAGACGTCTTGCTGGCACTTAAGTATCCCGGTATACAGATCTTGTTATTGAGACGTACATTGGCGGAACTCCAAGAAAACCATATAAACATTTTGCAAAAGATGTTTGCTAATAAGCCGACTGTGGGATTTTACAGAGATGCAAAAAAGAACTTGTATTTACAAATGGCTCACGTATCAAGTTAGGCTATTGCGAGGCTGAAAAAGACGTTTTGCAGTATCAAGGGCAGGCTTATGATGTAATCTGTTTAGAAGAAGCTACATTGTTTACGGAATTCCAATACCAAGCCTTAACTGAATCACTGCGTCCCAGCGGACAATGCAAAGCACGATTTACACCTCGCATGTACTTTACTTGTAACCCTGGAGGTGTCGGCCATGCATGGGTTAAAAGATTGTTTATCGATAGAGATTACAACAAAAATGAAAATCCGGATGATTATATTTTTTATTGCTGCTAAAGTTTTTGACAATGATTTTTTGATGCAAACAGATCCAGGCTATGTGCAAACGCTTATGAACCTACCAGAAGATAGACGTAAAGCGATGCTTGATGGAAATTGGGACGTTTATGACGGACAGTATTTCAAGGAGTTCAACCGAGAAATTCACGTTGTGGAACCATTTGAAATACCGTCACATTGGAAAATCTACTTTACAATGGACTATGGTTTAGATATGTTTGCTGGCTACTGGATCGCAATGGATACTGAGGGCAATGCTTACGTAATCCGTGAGATAGCACAAAGCGATGTAATCGTATCTGAGGCTGCTGCAATGATAAAAACAAGCTCAAAAGAGCAAGTATATAGCTACCTCGCACCGCCGGATATGTGGAATAGACGGCAGGAAACAGGAAAAAGTGTGGCTGATCTATTTGCATCTAATGGAATCGTATTAAGTAAGACATCCAATAATCGCATAGATGGGTGGATGTCAACAAAAGAGTGGCTAAAAGTAGTTGATAAGAAACAGCTGGATGGATCAGTTATCAAAACATCAGCTTTAAAGATATTTGGTAATTGTACTTATTTGATCAAGTGCATCCCACAGCTGCAGTATGATCAGAAAAGAGTGAGTGATGTTGCCAGCGAGCCACATGATATTACACATGGTCCTGATGCGCTGAGAGGCTTTTGTGTAAGCTATACATCACCAACAAGAACGATTCAACAACCACAAAAACACAATTTTGATTTTGAGAAACCTAAGAAGAAACCAGGAGGACAAGGCACGAAAAGCCGTGCGATATAAACATTATAAACATGGAAATCTTAACTATACTGACAACGGTAGCCGTAGGAGCTGCCTTTTTATTTGCGTATCGTAAAGGATTAAGAGACGGATTATCACTCAATAAGAATGAAGTTAAGACAGGGCTTGAACCCTTGTTTAAACCTCCTAAGAAACAAGAGACGAAAGAGCAGCGACGTGCTAAGACAATCGCACAAAATATAGAAAATTATAAAGGGACAGCAGAGGGGCAGGTGAAAGTTAGATGAATGATGAGTTAGCACAGAAAATATGGGAGCTATATCAAAAAGGTGTAGACCATCATAACAAGATGGCTTTATACTCCAAGACCACACAAGCCTATGACTTTACGAGGACAGGCAGTGGGTAGGTGTAGAGGCAGGCGGTGAGACATTGCCCTTTTACAACTTTATCAAACCGGTCGTTAAATACAAAACGGCAAGCATCGCTATGAATGAAATGGCAATCGTCTATACGCCACTAGAATCTGATGATGTTTTCCAGCAGGCGTGCGAGACACTTAATAGATATGCTGAAAAGCAATGGGAAAAGCTGAAAATGGCTACTCTTGCATGGGACTTAGTCAAAGCAGGCAACATTGCCGGTGATAGTTACATTTATTTTTATGACGGCGGCAACAAGGTTCAGATCATCGACAACACCAATATCTATTTGGGAGATGAACAGCTGGCAGATATACAAAAGCAACCGTATATCTTGATCAGCGAGCGATTAAGAGTAGAAGATGTGAAAAAGATCGCTGAATCTAATGGCATTGATCCTGATGAGATCATCAGCGATGAACAGGAGCATCAAGCTAATAAACCCATTGAGGTAAAAGACGATAACGGAAAATGCACATCAATTCTGAAATTATGGAAAGAAGATGGCATTGTACATTTTTGCAGGGCTACAAAAAATGTGGTGTATGAACCGGATACAGCGATTGATGGCTTGACGTTTTATCCGGTAGCTAGCTTTATCGTTGAGCAACTGCATAACTCCGCAAGAGGTAACGGAGAGGTAAGGCCGTTGATCCCAAATCAGATTGAGGTCAACAAGACCTTGTACAGACGTTCTTCAGCGGTCAAGACTGCTGCTTTTCCTCAAATTGTTTATGATACAGAGCGTATTGATAACCCTGAAATGATCGGTGAAGCAGGAACTGCCTTAGAAGTGCATGGCAGTGTGTCAGCCGTAAAAGATATGATCACATACCTACAGCCTAACGGTATCAGCAATGACGCTAAGGTATTAGGTGATGAGATGCTGCAAACAACCAAAGACCTTGCCGGTGCCGGTGATGCTGCTTTAGGTCAAATCAACCCAGAGCAGGCATCAGGAAATGCGATCATTGCGGTACGAGATCAGGCAGCCATCCCGCTGAACGAATCCATAAGCAACTATAAACAGTGCATTGAGGATATCGCTAACATCTGGTACAGCATGTGGGTAGCGTATAACGTTGATGGTATGCAGGTCACGGTTGCGGATGAAAACGGCCAGGAGCAGCAAGCGGTGATCGATGCGGAAACTTTAAAGGAGCTTCAGGTCAATGTGCGTGTCGATGTATCACAGGCGAACCCATACAGCCGATATGCGCAGGAAAAGTCACTGGAAAATCTGTTTATGAATCAGCAATTATCTTTTGAGGAGTACATCAATGCTTTAGATGATAGCTCGTCAGTGCCTAAAAACAAGATGTTAGCTGTAATAGAAAAGCGAAAACAACAGCAAGAAAATGAGCTGATGATGCAGAACCAACAGCTGCAGGCACAGAACCAGCAATTAAATGAGTACGTCAATCAAGTAGCTCAGCAATTAGGCTATCAGGGAGGTGAGCAAAATGTCATGCAGCAAATGCCAATGTGAAATGAGGATCATTAAAGCAGAAAACGTGATCCGCAACGGTAAATTATTTGTTGATCATCATGTCAAGTGCATCAATCCACAGTGTGAGGATTATGACAAGGTGCAGATCATTAGCAATGAGCAGCCGGTAACAATCAGTAATTAAGCGCTAAGGCGCTTTTTATATCGCAATGAATAGCGTAAAAATCACAGGAGGAAGCATGGAAGAATTAGAAACAAGCGTAGAAATGCAGGAGGTCGCTGAACCTGAAACACAAGTCGAAGAGACACAGACGGAACCGGTAGTAGAACAGGCGGAAACGGAGGAAGTCGCC